ATTTATCAGATCTCTCGTTAGAGAACGGGTCAAGCTGCAAAAAGTTGCAGAAAGCGTTCTGGACTCTAAAGCCTTGGCCAGAATTGATGACATGTCCGACTTGGAGATCAAGAAAGAAGTCATCAAAGCGCGCCAGAAAAACGCAAATCTAGACGGGAAAACCGCGGTCTATATCCAAGCAAGATTCGATGCTCTGCTTGAAGACATGGAGCCGGCTCCTTCCCAAGTCATTGCGACCCCAGTCGAATACAGAACTAAACTCGATCATCAGCAGCCTGCCGACTCTTCCAAAGCCCGCCAGGCGATGATCGACAAAATGAAAAATGGTTTCAAGCCCGGAGGTAAAATACCATGCCACAACTAAGCTATCCCTTTTTAATGGATGTCGGGAGCGTAGGTCTTTTAGCCGATTCCGGCTTTAAAAACGTCCTCTCTCCGATCGCATTCGAGAATTTTAACGTAGGTTTGGGGCTTGCGAAGGTAATCGGTCAAGATTATGTCGTTCGCCTTCCTCAGTCCAACCTATCGACTACCGTAATCAGCGCTGACCTCGTCACATCAAACGTGATCAATGTCAGCATCAATGGAGTAGCTTTAGCTCCTATTACGTTTGCAGTTTCCAGCGCAGCGACAATGAACGCCATTGCAGCTGCTATCTTGGCTCAGCCTCATATTGCTTCTGCAGTTGTAAGCGATCCAAGCAACCATACCCTCACGGTAACAGCTACAGAGGGATTCACTGCCATCGTCAACTCGTTCGTAGTGACAGCAGGCGCATCTCAAGCTACTGCAACCATCACAAACACCACGCAGGACACCTTCTATGGAGTCGGCGCAAGAACTCAAAATAAACCGAACCCTTTGAACCAGCTTGGTTCTTTCGGCAATCCGATTTATTTCCAAGGCGATTGCGTCTCTTTGCTTACTAGAGGACGTATCTATGTGGCTGCCGAGCAGAACCTCACAAGCGACAGCCCCGTTTATTGGAGATTCGCTGCTAACGGGCTTCTGCTTCCAGGCGGATTCCGTGCGGATTCAGACGGCGGGCGCGCAATTGCGCTTCCAACTGCGAGATACACGGTCGGAGCTACTGCAGGCGCTGTTGCAACGTTAGAAATCAACTTGCCGAACTAAGGAGAAGGTAAAATGGATAAAATTGTTACTGTCAATCTCGACTCGGCAGAGACAGCGTTCTTTGCGCGCGAGCTCGAGTATATAAAATCAAAGTCGTACGACATTGAATTCCCTCCCCTCAAGGCCATCAAGCTAATTCCAGTTAGCACTGAAGCCGGCCCGGGCGCGGAATCAATCACGTATCAATCATTTGAAGAAACCGGTCTTGCCCGAATCATTTCGAGCTATGCCGACGACTTCCCCCGCTGCGACATCCGCGGTAAGGAATTCATCACTCCAGTGAAATCCATTGGAGCCAGCTATGGCTATTCGATGCAGGAGATCAGAGCTGCGATGTTTGTAGGCCGAAGCCTCACACAGCGTCAAGCCAATGCCACTCGAAGAGCCAACGACCAAAAGGTAAACAGGCTTGCTTGGTTTGGAGACAATACCGCCAATATTTTGGGTCTGACCAATAACCCTAATATCCCTGCAGCTTCCGTACCTGCTGACGGGACTGGCGGCTCTACTCTTTGGACGACAAAGACGCCCGATCAAATCCTGCGCGATATGAACCAATTGTCAAATGGCATTGTAGCCCTCACGAACGGGGTTGAAATGCCTAACACATTGATTCTTCCTATCGACCAGTACACTTTGATCTCTTCAACTCCTCGTTCCGCTAACAGCGATACGACGATTTTGGAGTATTTCATTCAGAACAACCCATTCATCACAACTGTGGATTGGGTTCCTGAATTGAAAGGAGCGGGTCCTGGAGGCGTAGACATCATGATCGCTTACGAGAAGAATCCCGATAAGCTCACGATGGAGATTCCGATGCCGTTTACTCAATATCCGCCTCAAGAACGCGGGCTTGAGTTCATCATCAACTGCGAATCGCGCTACGGCGGAATCATAATCTACTATCCGCTTTCACTGTCCATCGGGGAGGGAATCTAATGGCTTTAGTCAAGTACAACGGTAAGAACGTCTACTATTGTAACTTCACCAGCCGCCTGATGCCAGGGATCAACGAGATTCCGGAGGGCGAACTCAAAGCCCTCCTCCTCCACCCTTTGTTCCAGCATAGGGTCGAAGAAGGAATCATCGTCATCATTCCTGAATCCCAGGACAAAGAAGCGGACGGGAAGAAGTCGGTTAAAGAGATGATGAAACTCATCCCTCAAATTTACGACCACGCTTATCTGAATCGGATTATCGATGAAGACGGCCGGGACAAGGTCGTAGACGCAGCTAAAAAACAGCTTCATAAAATTTCCCATCAAGCGGAGGAAGAGGAAAATGAGCATTTCGGATCCAATACCAAGTCAAACGATAATTGATACGTTGTTTGTCATTGCGCCTCAGTTTTATACGACCGACCCGGCGAAGCTGGCCAACTACAATACCATGATCGGTTTGTTGAGATGCCAGGTCAATGAGCGTGTCTTATCTTGCTGCGGCGTTCTGGCCTACGTTTATCTTTTGGCTCATTGGCTTCAATTGCAAACAAGTCCTCAAACCGGAGTCGCTACTAATCTTAGCGAAGGTGAGCTTTCCATTGGATTGGCCGTCTCGCCGGATTCGTCGATTTTGGACGCTACCCAATATGGCAGGCTGTACAAGGACTTAATCAAGAGAACCGTCATCGGTTCGACTGTAACAAATCTACCCCCTAATTTTGCGGTGATCAATGCGTGCTGTTGTCAAGGATAAGGATCTAGGCTTCGAGGAAATCCAAAGGCAGATTTCTTTGCTGGACGGCTCCTATGTCAAAGTCGGTTTCCAAGAAGGAACCGTGACTAAAGCTCAGGTGAAGGGACAGCGGAAGCAGACTGCCGGACTTTCAATTCCTCAGATAGCAGCAGAAAATGAATTCGGGACGAAAACCATCCCGGCCAGACCGTTCATGTCTACTAGTTTCGATGAGAACAAGGCATTGATCAACAAGGCGATTCAAGGAGAGTACAATAAGATTTTAGACGGACAAAGAACGACGGAGCAATCTCTGGGCCTGATAGGGCAGCTGATGACCAAGCTTATCGTGCAAAAGATCCGCGCCATTGTTTCTCCTCCCAATTCCCCAAGGACTATTGCCATTAAAAAGAGCTCCAAGCCTTTGATCGACTTCGGCCAGATGGTTCAGTCGGTCCGCTATAAGGCGGTGCTCAAATGACGTCCCCGTTCGAGATCTTCCGTTCGCCGGTCACGCTTCGCCGCTTTCAAAGCGGAGGCTATACCAATGGACGCTGGAGCGACGGCTCTTACACAGATACTCAAATAACATCCAGCATCCAGCCCATGAAGGGCGAAGAAATGCAGGAGCTGCCGGAAGCTAGAAGAGATTCGGAAGGCTATAAGCTTTTTACTTCCGCTGTCATCAATACGGTGACGGCTCTGAACCCGGATCTTGTTCTTTTCTTCGGGAAGACTTTTGAAGTGGTTCAGGTCTTTCCATGGCAGAACGCCCCTGCAATGGGTCTGGTAAACCATTACAAATACATAGTTTTGCGCCTGGAGGGTCAATAATGAAAGCAAAAATCATCTCGGAAACAGACTATTCGATTCTGGAATCCAGATTGAATGAGTTTCTAAAGGAAATCAAAGATAACGCATGGCGTCTTTTCGATATCAAATATGACACGTTCTATGTGCTGAATATGGAAATGGAAGGGCATCAGCTCCACTCTGTTCTCGTCTTATACGGAGAAAAGAAAAATGCCGCTTGATTTTGAGACGATAAAGACCAATCTGTATGCCTGGGCCTTGGCCAATTCCCCTGGCTGCTCTGTCATTTTCTTAAATGAAAATGCTCCGCGCCCAGCCCAGCCGTATGTGACTTTATTGCTCAGTCCTTTGAATCAAATCGGCGAGGATTACACCCCAAGAGCGGATGCTGCCGGCTTGGTCGATATGGTCGGAGACCGGGAATTCACTCTGCAAATTCAAACATACGGCGGCGACTGCATTACCCGTCTTGAAAACTTGAGAAGCAGCCTGCAGAAGCAAACCGTTCTCGACTCTCTAAGAGCTAATGGAATCGTTTTTGTGAACCATTTCGGTATTAACGACACTACAGAGCTTTTGGACTCGCGGTTTGAAAAACGAGCTGCCATGGATGTCCTGTTTAGAATCGGACAAGACTACCAAGACAATTTAGGTCTGATTGAGACCGTGGAAGTAGAAGAAATTTATCAAGATGCCAGCGGTAGCGTGGTCTACGATCACACAACCACAATACCATAGGAGAAAATATGCCATTAAGCGACATCGTAAACGTGCAGATCACCAGAGATACTCAAACCGTCTCGGAAGCTGGCTTTGGCCTTCTCATGATTTTGGGAACTCATAAGCGGTTTAATGATCGCATTAGATTCTATGGCAATATTCAGGCAGTGGGCAATGACTTCATCCCGACTGATCTTGAATATATCGCTGCCCAGGAAGCTTTCAGCCAGAATCTCAGCCCTGAACAGATAGCGATTGGGCGGAGAACCGTGGATAGCGCTACCATATTGGTGGAAACAGCCATGTCTCCATTCAATTATACCACCACGATCAATGGGAGCGACATAACAGTCCCCTCAACTCCTACCGCTCAAAATTCCATAGTGACCATGAGTGCAAATTTTGTTACGGGAAACTCCATCGCCATCACTTTAAATGGAACTCCTCTGACTCCAATTCCTTTCAATACCGATCAAATCACGACAATGAACGATATTGCAACAGCTCTTGAAGCCAACGCTGCTGTCGATTCCGTCAGCATTACAGGATCTAACCTCGTCATCAACGTCTTCGGAAAGCCCAACATTTCAGCAATCATCAATTCCTTGGTTGTAACAGGAGGCGCTAGCCAGCCGACGGCTGCAATCTCGACGCCCACTCAGTCTGTTTCTCCTGAATCGATCGCAGAAGCCTTGGTCACCGCAATCAATGCAGCCACGTTAGGAGTTACTGCGACAGACAATCTAGACGGCACATTTTCTCTGGCAGCCGATGTGCCCGGAGTTCCCTACACTCTTGACGTAAGCTCGACGATCGTCAATCCGGATAAAGCAAGAGTAACTGTCACGCAGGTCGATCCCAACACCGATTACACAGTAACAATCAACGGAGTTGCATTTACTTACACTACTTTAAACGAAGTGCAAACAAATGAAGACATCGCAGCAGCTTTGACTCAGATTATTTCAACGCAGACTGCAGTCCCTGTGAATGCTTCAGACAACCTCGACGGCAGTTTTGAAATCACAGCCAACGTCTCGGGAACAGGATTCGTTTTAGGCGTATCGGACGGGATTTTGAGCAAGCAATTCGGGCTGATCATCAATCCTTACACGCCTTCGGATACGGTAGTAAACGACCTGAATGCCGTTCAATTAGTCGACGACAGCTGGTATGCTCTCGCACTTACAGACAGAACGGCGGCAACCGTATTTTCGGCGGCCGGATGGACAGAGGGCCAGGTCAAGCTTTTCGGAACAGCTTCATCAGATCTCGACATCATAAACTTGGCTGCCGGCGTAGATCTTTCATCCATTGCAGCCAAATGCAACCAAGCCGGCTATGTGAGAACCTTCGTTCTTTACCATCAAGATGCAGCCAACGACTTTCCTGAATGCGCGTGGTTCGGCGGAGTTCTTCCTCTGGATCCAGGCTCCGAAACATGGAAATTTAAACGCCTGAATTCTATTTCATATTCCAACCTGACAAGCACCCAATCCCAAAACGCCAGAAACAAGAAAGCCAATACCTACGAATTCATCGGCGGAGTCGGAATTACAAGAGAAGGAACCGTCGCCCAGGGAGAATTCATAGATATCGTCCGCGGAGTCGATTGGTTGACCTCTCGAATTCAAGAATTTGTCTATTCAGTGCTTGTGAACAGCAATAAAGTTCCCTACACAGACGCAGGAATCACAGCCATTGAATCAGAAGTCAAGCGCGCCCTTCAGCTGGGAATCAGCAATAATTTTATTGCAAACGATCCGGCGCCGACCGTGACAGTGCCGAAAGCTGCAAGCGTGCCGCCGACAGATAAAACGCAGCGGATTTTGAAAAATGTCAAATTCCAAGCCACTTTGGCGGGCGCCATCCATGCAATCAACATTACAGGAACCGTTACCGTTTAAAGAGCAGGAGATAATTTATGGCAGTAAGAACTTACGACCCTAAGCAGGTCATCATTACGGTAGGCGGGGTTCCAATGAGCGGTTTTGCCGACGGCTCCTTCCTCACTATCGATAGAGACGATAATCAATGGACGAAAGTCACAGGGGCGGATGGCACGAGCACGCGGATCAAAAGCAATAACCGTTCCGGAAATATGACCATTACCCTCAAGCAGTCGAGCCCTAGCAATGACGTGCTATCCGGACTTGCCAACACCGACGAGCTTACAAATGCAGGGGTTGTTCCTATCTTGGTCAAAGATCTTAGCGGCAATTCTATATTTTTTAGTGCGACTGGATGGGTTAAGAAGTACCCCTCTTCGGAATTCGGGAAAGACCTCGCAAACCGCGAATGGGTTCTCGATCTAGTCGATCTTGATGTCTTCGTCGGAAGCAATGGAGTAAATGTATGATTCAAACAAAAGAAAAACAAATCCATGGGGCTGTCTATTCTGTTACGCAGCTTCCTGCAAGGCGGGCGCTCCGCCTCAAAGCAAAATTGCTGAGGCTATTCGGTCCGGCTCTCGCCCATCTATTCCTGCCTGGGGCAGGCAGCGAAAGCATATCCGGGCTTCCATTTTCAAAGGCGGAAGCAGTGCGCGCCGTAGAATCTTTGATGGCCCAGCTTGATGATAAAACTTTTGAGAGTTTAGTGCTTGAGTTATGCCAGGGAGTCAGGAAAGACGGCATGGAGCTTACCGATTCCGTCATCGATGTCGAATTTGCCGGCGATCTTGGAACTCTCATGCAGGTCTTATGGTTTGTCATCGACTGCAACTTCGGTTCTTTTTTTGGGGAGAGCGGTATTGGACGCCTATTCGAGGCCACAGCTCCGATGCCGCAGAATCGTCAGCCAGATACGAGAAAAACCTCCATCCGGACATAAAGAGCGAGTTTCTTTTCTGGCGCATAATATTGGAAGGAATTGCTTCTTTAGAGGAGATCGAGCGTGCATGGAGTTTAGATGATCTGATGAGGGCGAATGCTCTGCTGGATATGCGGCTCGATCTATTGGAAGAATCTAAAAGGAAAGGGTCGAAATGACAGTAGTCAGAGAGCTTACAACCGTTCTCGGGTTCACAGTCGATAAAAGAGGCGTTGAAGACTTCAACCGCACAATTATCGGCTTTAAAACCAAATTTGCCATCGCTGCGACGGCTGCTGCCGCCTTTGTGTCCAAGACATTGGATTTCTTCAAAGACATTTCCGATGCTACCCTCGACGCCAATGACTTGGCAAAAAGCATAGGCATTTCCTTTCAGGAGTTCCTCAAGCTAAGAAGGACAGCCGAAGACTTCAGAATCGATCCTAAAAACTTCGAATCCGCTTTAAAAACCCTGAGTAAAATGCTCCGCGATGCCAAATACGGCATGGGAGATTTAGCAAACGTCGCCTACTATACAGGCATTGAATTCCGGGACAAATTCACCGGAGAAGTCAAAAACGCCCGCGATCTTTTCGTCGATATTCTTAAAAGAATCAATGAAGCACGCACGGAAACGGAGAAATTCACCATAGCGAAGTTTTTCTTCGGCGAAGAAGACGCGCAGAAATTTATTAAGTTCGCTCAGGAAGCCGGCGACAATCTCGATGTTTTGACGGGAAAATACGGAGACTATGCCAAAGCCATCGAGGATTCTCTGCCGGCTTTTGAAGATGTCAATAAATCCATCCGTTCTTTTTGGAACACTTTCGAATCTTTCAAGATAGCTTTTGTCGAAGATATCCTGCCCGCAATAACGGCCGGAGTGAAAGTCCTTGAAGTCGTCATGAAAGGCATCGGATATGTGGCCCGGGGGATCAAAGGAGCCTTCAATCTTATTGGAGAAGGAATTCATCGGGAAATCATGTCGGATTTAGCGGAAATCCCTGATTTTGAAGTAGAGGCTACGCAGAAAATCAACCGCATCATGGAAAACCAAGCTGCTAAAAATGCTCCGGCAATCACAGAACAGAATTTCAATATCGACACGAAAATAGAGATGCAAGTTCCTCCAGGGACGACTGAACAGCAGCAAGTTGTTCTGCGCGAAACTGTCGACGAAGCAATTAAAAGCGCCTTAATCGACCAGGTAAGGGAAATCTATAACAACAACCCTCAGGTGGAATAATGGTCTTGTCCCTTCTATTCGGAAAAAAATACCCCAGCCCTAAAATCGGATCGATCGACCTGGATGTGACCATCCGCGAAGAGCACCGCTTTGCATCCCGCGTGACAAATTATCCCGTCGAGGATGGAACTATTGTTTCGGACCACATTATCAACGAGCCGGACATAGTAGTTCTTGTCGGGCTGGTCACGGACACTCCTCTTTCCATCTTTGCTCCGTTCAACCGATCCATCGACGCATTCAACCGCCTGATCCAGCTTCATCAAAATAGAGATGTAGTCACTGTCGTGACCGGGCTGAAGGTTTATAAAAACATGGCTATTACGACACTTGACGTGCCAAGAGATATAAGAACCGGGCAATCCCTGACTTTCACAATCGAACTTCAAAGAATTGTATTCGACACCTCTGTCAGGCTGCTCCTCGACCAGGGAAATATTTTCGGAGGGATCCAAACCAAAATACCTAGAGATACTGTGGCTTCCAATGCTAACTATCCGATTATTCAGAACGATCCTCCCGACAGTCTGAAAGACCAAGCATCGAGCGGCATCAATGCAGGCGTTCAATCGCTAGCTCCCATCCCAGGCAACATCCTGCCCGCTGTTCTATCTGTAAAGAGCCAAATTCTGGGGGTTGCATAATGCAGATCATACCATTTAAAGAGCCTTCGCAATGGCAGGAGCAGATCGAGCTAGGCAGCCAGACTTTCATTCTTTCCTTCAGCTGGAATGCTATGAATGAATATTGGGTTATGGACATTTTAACACGCGACCTCGTTCCAATCATCCTCGGAATCAAGGTAGTCGCCAATTACGATTTGACGGCGCAATACGTTGCAAATGGCAAGCCTGGCGGAGACATCGTTTGTGAAAATATCATCGGAGGCCAAGGAAAAATTCAGCGGTACGACATGGGCGATGTTGCTGAATTAATTTATTATGCTGCAGGGGAGTTTGTTTAAATGACCCGGTTTAATCGAGTTGCAAGCGTTGAAATAGATTTAAGAAATTCCACTTTCAATGGATATATCGGGAGCATAAAACTTGCAAATTTGCGCATCGCCTTCTCCATGCAGAAGAATTTAGCATGGTCGGCGAACACAGCCTCGGTGAAAATATGGAATCTAAGCCAGGAAAATAGAAACAGGATTAAAGATTATGGAGACCAAGTCATTGTATCTGCGGGATACAGCCAAGATGCGGGAGAGCAACTGCTTTTCATCGGAAACACCACCCAAGTCAGCCATGCCTACGATCAGCCGGAAATCATCACCACTTTGGACTGCGGAGACGGAGAGCGGATTCTTAATCAAAAGAATATTTCCGTCAGCTTCAAGGAAAAGGTCGCAGTCCGCCAGGTTGTCGAGACGATCGCGCAGCAAATGGGTCTTACTATTTCTGAGTTTTCTCCTACTGATAATATTATTTATGAGCAAGGCTTTGAATTCATAGGAATGGGAAAGAATGCGATCGATAAAACGGTATCGCGGCTCGGATTGAAATGGAGCGTTCAAAATGGCAAGCTGCAAATCATTCCTCAATTCGGAACCACTTCCAAGCCGGCCGTGGAAATCAATGCCGATACCGGCATGATCGGCATTCCTCAAAGATTTACGGACAAAAGAGCCAGCCTTTATTTGGACGGACCTAAAACCGGCTACATCGTAGCAACAACACTGCGCCCCGATATCCTCCCCGGAGACTTGATCAACGTAAAATCCCAGAGAATCGGACTTGACGGACCCTACTCTGTCTTTTCAATCAAGCACGAGGGAGACACCTTTGGACCGAATTGGCGTTCAATCATGGAGATCATCTTAATATGACCACAATGACCGATGCAATGAGGCAGGCGATCCAATTTCAGCTTTACGACGTCCATACGGCGCTCCCGGGCCAAGTCATATCTTATGACTACTCGACTCAAAAGGCTTCAATCCAGCCCTGTTTAAAGAAGAGTTATTTAGACGGAACCACTCAAGAAATGCCGATCCTGAATAATGTGCCTGTCGTTTTTCCGAAAGCGGGAGGAGCCAGCCTGACTTTTCCAGTCATGCCGGGCGATACCTGCCTGCTTTTATTTATTGAACGAAGCACGGATCTTTGGAAATCCGTCGGAGGCGTTGTCGCTCCAAACGATCCAAGAAAATTCGACCTTTCGGATGCAGTGGCAATTATGGGGCTAATGCCATTCTCCGAAAATTCTTTATCCGAAAACAATGAAGACGTGCTTTTAACATATAAAAATTCTAATATAAGAATTAAAGCTAGCGGAGATATTCAAATCCAAACAGCTTCAAAAGTGGCGATAGGAAATGCTTCGACAGAAGTGCTTGATATCGTCAGCAGCATACTTGGGATTTTGGCGACTTCTGTGACGACAGCTCCAGGAAGTCCGATTTTCCAAGGAATAGGACCCACATACGCAACTTTAAAATTAGCTTTAGACTCTATCAAGGGATCGATTCCTTAATAGCATCGAAGCATTCTCAATAGACTCGATTAACTCAAATACCCACCAATAAACGATTTAGGAAACGTTTTTGAGTTAACGAGGCTTCATGAAAGATATCGCTCTGGATCCGACTACCGGCGATCTGCTGTTGGAAAATTTCGACCTTCAATTGGTAGACGGCCGGGATCAAATCGCTCAAAATTTAGCGATCCGGCTCCGTTTCATCCTGGGAGAATGGTTTTTAGATACCAATGCCGGCGTCCCCTATTACAACGATTTCTTTATCAAAGCTCCCAATCAAATCCGCATTGAAAGCGTTCTTAAAGAAGAAATCCTCGACACTCCAGGAGTCAATCAAATCCTCAGCTTTGCCAGCAGCTTCGATGCCCGGCGCCGAGTCTACTCCGTCGTTTTCTCCGTAATCACGACCCAAGGAGAAATCACTCTGACAGAGGAGCTTGTAGCATGACATCGCAATTCGGCCTTACTCCTCAAGGATTTAAAATCAAACGCCTCCCCGACATCCATGCGGAAAATCAAAACCTTCTGCTTGCCGCTTTCGGAGAAATCAATCTTGATCCCCAGTCCATTTTCGGACAGCTCATCGGAGTTCTCTCCAAAGTCGAAGCCGATATCTGGGAAAACATGCAGGATGTGTATTTCAGCCAGTACCCCAATTCCGCCGAAGGGATCAGCCTTGACAATGTCGTTCAGCTAAACGCTATTACAAGGCTTGCAGCCCAACAGACAAATGTCACTGCCGTTTGCTCCGGATTGGAAGGGACTCTTATTAATCAAGGCGCCCTGGCTAGAATTCCGGATACCGGCGCTGTGTTCTTCTGCCAGGCCGATTCTTTTATCTCGCGGTCGAATGCAGCATCGGCTTCCGTCCTTGTTGCTGCCGCCGCTCCTCAATCCTACACGGCGATCATCAATAATCAAACCTTGACGTACTCGCTTCCAATCATCACTTTCACTGGAAGCTTTGTATCAGGAAACTCCATTGTCGCCACACTGAATGGCGCGACGCTCCCTGCAGTTCCTTTCAATACAAGCAATAATCAGACTCTTGCAGATTTAGCGGCTGCAATGGCAGCTAATCCTGACGTTCTATCTGCTGCGCCGACGAATCCGAATATCATCAGCATCATTCCCGTCCTCGGAAAAAATGTAGTAGTGAATTCAATCGTTATCACAGGAGGCGCATCGCAGCCGACCTATGCTGTGACTTTCGATACGCCCACAATCAATGCAGTATCGCAAAATCTAACCGCCATCATCAATGCTGCAATTTCCACTGTATCGGCAACGGATTTGACGGGAAGCCTGTCCATCGCTGCCGACGATCCAGACGCTCCATTCTCGATCAGCGTAGGAACGAATTTAAGCATTACCTCGCAGTCCTCTCCCGTTACTTTCCTCTCTCAGGATTTTGCGCCTATCGCAGCTCCGGTCAATACACTGGTTGAAATCCTAACTCCCATTTCCGGATGGAATTCAATCAATAATCCCAAAGCCGGCGTCACAGGGCGTTTCATCGAAACCGATTCCGAACTGCGCATCAGAAGAAACAATTCCGTCCGGCTTTTAGGAGCAGGAACTGTTGAATCCATCAGAGCAAGGCTCCTGCAGCAGGTTCCAGGCGTCACCTCCGCTTTCATTTTCGAAAACAGAACGATGACGCAGGAGCCGATCGACATCGTCTTGAATCAAGACTTGGTCTCGGGAAATACAATCACAATTGTTTTCAATACCATTCAGACGCTGCCTATCGTCACATATGCCACTTCCCATTTGGATACCATGAATGCGATTGCAGTCGTCATCGCCAACCAGCCGCAGATCGCCTCTGCTGTTGTAGGCGGAACAGCGAACCGGACAATCACAGTGTCCATGAAAGAAGCAGTCGAAGTCGCTATCACAACATTTTCAGTTACAGGCGGCGCTAGCCAAGCGGAAGCTGTATTCAAAGGCGGACGCCTAGCTAAAAGTTTCGAAGCAGTCGTAGAAGGAGGTTCCGATGCTGACGTTGCAAATAAAATCTGGCTTACCAAACCGGCGGGGATCCAAACCTTCGGTAACACGTCCTTTACCATCACCGACTCACAAGGCGAGCAGCAAGTCATCAATTTCAGCCGCCCCACCCCCATCTACATTTGGGTTACGGTTGCATTAACCCTCTATTCCGAAGAGACGTTCCCTCCAAATGGGCAGGATTTGGTAGCCGAGGCCATCAATACTTACGGAAACAATCTGGGAATCGGAGTCGATGTTCTTTTGCAAAGAGTTCTAGCTCAAATTTTCAGCGTTCCTGGAATTGCAAGCGGCGCGATGCAGATTGCAGCTACCAACGGCCCGGGAGACAGTCCGCTTTATGGAACAGCGGATATTCCGATCCAAGAGAATGAAATAGCGGTATTCGATCTATCGCGCATCACGGTGACGGTATGATGAATCAGGAGGCGGACGGATGGTCTTAATACCGAATCATGTGCAAAGAGCGCTTGCGCTTCTTGCAGGCCAGTTCCAGCAAAGCTTGCTTGACGGGGAGTACAGCAGGTTCCAACGGCTGATCCAAGCTTTCGTGACTCAATTTCAAGAAATTGACGATGTCAATCAAACGCTGAAGTTCGACCGCTCTATTGAAACAGCCGTCGGCGTCCAGCTTGACGGACTGGGGCAAATATTAGGTCTTGCGAGGCTGCCTGATGAAGGCGATGAAGATTATAGAGAAAAACTGAAATTCCAAATCTTCATCAATAAGTCAAACGGAACACCCGAGGAAGTGATCGCCGTCCTCAAATTTTTAACTAAAGCAAACAAGGTGCGCTACCACGAGTACTACCCGGCTGCTTTTCAAATGGATACCGATGGAATCATTTTCTCCGTCCCTCCCGAGCAGCTCGTTTCCGCTATTCAATCAGTGAGTCCGGCAGCGGTCCAGTACACCCCGATTACAGCAACTTATGGAGTTCCTCTTCCATTTGTTTTCAGCGGAGATCCGATTATCGAGCTTTTAGACGTTTCTCCATTTGAAGCCGATCCATTCGATTTCAGAAATCTTCAAGTGCAAACGACGGATCTTTTAGCAGTGAATGCGGGAAATGTTGTCAATCCAACCTTTGGAGGCTGCTTCGCTGAATACGGCACGCCGATTGATACGGCCGGAGCAGGCCAATTAGCAGAAGTAATCATGTTCGACGGCTCAACGCCGCCGCCACCTTAAGGAGACACCCATGGTATCTAAACCGACAATCCTTCCGGAATGGGCTGAAAATGATGTTGTAGATCCAATATCAGGCCAGAATAACGTTCTCGAACCGCCTCCTGAAAAAAAATTGGAAGGATGGGCGCGCTTGGAATATCCGCCTCGGAATTGGTTCAACTGGCTGGCCCGCTACACATGGAGATGGCTGAATTGGTTCAAGCAGCAGGAAGAACAGGCAATTGTCACGGACGGCTCAGGCATCAATATCTTTCCGATCAGCGGCTCCCTTTGCGTCCTGTTCGCCGTGGATACTGCAAGCCCGACCCACTATCTCTATGCCATCGGCGCGAATATCGGAGGAACTGTGACTCTGACAAAAATAGCAGGAGCAACCCTCGACATCGGATTGATTTCCGGCACTTCAGTTCCCATCACGGGAGCTGCGGATCCGGCAACCATCATTGCTTGGGGACAATCAAAAATTATTCCGTCCTAAGGAGAAACTATGAGCACACCAGTATTGATAAGCGACCTTGATCCTGTAGGTGTGATAGATCCGGCCAATGATCTCACCATTGTCCATCAAGGATTTACTGATAAAAAGGCAACGATTGCCCAAATCAGGAATTTTGATATTTCCCTATTCGACCCGCTTCCGAGTACAGCCTTGAATAACGATTTGCTGGTCATAGGAAGAGGATCGACAAATTATCAAATCCGATTCGACCAGGTCAGCTTTGCGGCAGGCACCCAGCTTTGGTTTTATCAAGATGTGGCCCCTAGCGGATGGGTGACGATCCCAGTCGGCGACTGCCTGCTAGGAGTCAAAGGCGGATCTACTTACACAGTTGGAGGCGCGCTGCCTCAAGGGACGTGGCAGACAGCAGATCACACTCTTACGACTGATCAAATCCCAGCCCATACTCACCAAATCACTCTCTACAAATCGGATCAAAAGGGAAATCTTTCTCAAAGAGTGGGAAGCACGAATCAAAGCGGAACCAACTTTGCGACGACCTCTAGCGTAGGTGGAAGCCAAGCCCACAATCACGGCAATGCTTGGAGACCCTTAGCCGCAACAGGAATTTTATGCCAAAAACAACCCTAAAAACTAACTAAAGGAGAACTCAATGGAATGCACATCCTGCAAAGAAAACTGCCCATTCGTAAAGAGCAAGTTATGCGCTACGGAAAGGGAATGCCCGAATTTCATGGAATCCTGGTGGCAGGAAGGAGGAACCGGGCAGCCGAAAGTCATTACCGATTGCGCTCCAAAAAGAATGCTCCTTCAGCAGCAAGTTGAAGTCAACCGCATGTTCGCCCTGCAGAATGCTGTCGAACAGATGAGGAACCGCCTTGAAACTTTAGAAGGTTTGCTTGCCCAGCTTATCCAGCAAAGCAAAGAGTACATCCTTTTGCAAGCGCCGGAACAGCCATTGAAAAAACCAAGAAGAAAGGAGCTTGGCCATGAGACTTCGAAGCCTCGCTGAGAATCCCTTTAAAACGGAATTCCTGCCTTACGAAACAAATTACTCATAAACTCAGAGACCCTGTTCCCCTTCTTACAATCTTCCTCAATAAACCAGCGAACGCGCATCCGTTTCAACCGGCGGAAAAATCCGACGAATGGACAGCGCAAACATCGATTAACAACAAAGAGGCAGGAACATGGCTCATAATTCATCAGTCAACTTAGACATTTCCAACTTATCAGTTGGATTCAGTATAGGAGGCGGAACCACTAAAAGAACCGTCACCTACAACGGAAGTGGCGACTACACCCTCACCAATCAATTTGCAGGGGCAGGAGTTTACACATTTCCAAACCGCGCAGCAGATACCTTGATAGGATTTGCGGACTACACAGCAAAAGGCGTGATCCTCGTCGGAACCGGCGCAGGCACTTTCACTCCTTTAACCATCGGAACGGACAACTACGTTTTAACAGCCGACTCAGCTCAAACTTCCGGCGTGAAGTGGGCTGCTAACGGAGGAAGCGGAGGGGGAGGCGTTGCGTCTTGGATTAATTCTACTTCCGGACCTGTTTCGATGGCTGCTGGAAACGGCTACTTTTCGAACGCTTCGGGAGCAGATTTGACCTTCAACCTTCCTTCGACCGCAGCCGTGGGGACTGTATTGGAGATCACAAACCTTCAAGCTGCCCGCAATTTTACGATTGCGCAAGCCTCTGGTCAAAGCATCCAATTCGGAAGCGTTGCGACCACTGTGGGCGCCGGAGGATCGATCAGTTCTACATCCATCGGCGACAGCTTAAGGATGGTCTGTACAGTGGCAAACACGTCCTGGCAGGTGCTTTCCGCTCAGGGCAACCTAAATTATGTTTAACGATTTGAGCCGGTTGCAAACAGTAACCGGCTCTTTTAATAAAAAAATCAAATTTAGGGGAAAAAATGCCAAAAAACAATTCAGTTAATGATCCAGGCGTACCGCACCTGCCTTTAAGCGGCGGTACGATGACGGGAAACCTTTTATTAAATGGCGATCCCACAACCCCTACTCAAGCTGCCACTAAAAGCTATGTCGATGCTCAAAATGGCGGCGCAATCGGCTCCATGCAATACTTCGCTAATTCCGGCGGAGATTCCACTTTCACTGCTTTAGGATGGAAAAAATGCGATGGGAGCATCCTTTCGCAAGCCTCCTATCCTGCTTTATATGCCCAGGTCGGGCTTATTAATGCGCCAGGCCAGGATTGGTACATTCAGCAGAGTTCTTTCGCAACAACCAGCATTTATTCGATTGCTTATGGAAATGGAAAATTTGTTGCAAGCGCCTATGCAGGGGTTCTTGCTTCATCGACAGATGCTAAAAATTGGTCGGTGATACCCAGCCCTTCGGCTTCAAGTTTCACCACTGCAACCTATGGAAACGGCCTTTTTTATCTTCAGTCTAATACTGCGATCATGACTTCCACGGATGCCGTGACTTGGAAAACAAAACTTCCTGTGTTCAGCGCTCCAGTCACCACAGTAGGGAACATGCTCGTCTACGCAGCAGGAAAATATGTTGCGGTAGGGGCAAGCGGCTCAGGAGTCGGATTTATAGGCTGCGCAGCTGTTTCGACCGATGGCGTAAATTTCATCAACACTAAAAATCTCTTTCCTAGCAATTTTTGGGGCATTAACTACGGCAACAGCCTTTGGGTTGCCGGCTCAGTTTTGGGTCAAGTTTATACCTCAACAGATGCCTTAACATGGACGCAAAGAACAACGAATGCAAACAACACGGTTCAGGCTTTAATTTATAGTACAAAATGGGTCGGAGCAGGCGATGGGGGAACCCTTCAAACCTCAACCGATGCTATCACCTGGGTAAACCAAACAACCCCGACTACAAGCAGCATCTATTGCTTGGCTTATGGAAACAGCTTGCATGTCTACGGCGGCCAAGGCGGGACATTGGCAACATCGACAGACGCCGTGACTTGGACCTCCCGCACAAGCGGCACTACTTCGACAATTGCAACCATGACGTACGGCGCAAGCGTCTATGTCTATGGATCGGTGGGAGGCGTCATCGCAAGCTCAACGAATGCAACTACCTGGACAGTCCGTACCAGCGGAACGACCAGCACAGTCAACAATATGATCTATGCTAACTCTTTATTTGTGTACTGCACTTCCGGAGGAGGCATTGGAACATCAACGGATGGAACGACCTGGACAGCTAGAACCAGTGGAGTAACAGGGAATTTATGGGGCTTGTGCTGGGATGGGGCGCTTTATCATGCAATGGGAAGCGGAATCCATTTGACATCGACCAACGCCGTGATTTGGTCTGCTATAACCCAATATCCCTCCGGGTTTGGAACGCCTATCTGCGCCGAGTATGGAACGTCCAGCTTTTTAGTGGGCGACAGCAGCGGAAACATAGCAACGACGACGGATGCCATCACTTGGGGAACTCCTCAAACCACAGGAACTTCTTCCAGCATAAACGTAATAACTCAAGGATTGGGAATTTATGTAGCAGGAGCAAGCTCCGGCTATATAGCCACTTCAACCAATGCAGCTACATGGACGGCAAGAACAAACCCAGTGATTAATTTGGGCATCAGCGCCGGCACTTTCGGCACTCTGTTTATGCTTGCAGGAAGTTTTGGAGGCATAATTACTTCAACGGACGGGATTACTTGGGCTAAGAAGACTAATCCATTCCCAAATACTCAAATCCTCTTTACAGATGCTGTCTACGCTAGCGGAGTTTACGTCATAGGAGGAACCCCTTTCGGTCCCCTTTATACATCCACCGATCTGAATACATGGACGCAGGTTGTTTCGAATCCTGCAAACTATGTGATGTGCATCACAGTCGGCGGAGGCTTATTCATCGCCGGCTATTCGGCAGGCGTAATAGCAAGCTCTCCCAGCGCTT